CGCCCCAACTATACCACCTTTCGAAAAAGGCATCCTAGTTGGATTTCCCTACTGGGCTATTACAGCCACAAAGGATCTAGCTATGGGTAGTTTAACCTATTATGAGTATAAGAATGATTGGGTGGAAAAGAGGGCTTGTTCGGATGGAGATCCGAATAATTCCTCCACACAAAATCAGGATCATATCATAAAGGCTAATACGTACACCTTTAACGATAAACAATCGCGACCAAAACCGGCGAATTTAATCTCGAATATGACGGCCCTCCCTTTGCAAATCACCGAAAAGGTGGATGCAGGTTGGGTCAAAATAGGCGGGAGTTTTCCTCGGTCGTGTCGCCCGATAGGTTATACCGGTGGTTATTGGTACACGTTGTCGATTGACAAGCAGTGGACCTATATCACCAGTGGTACCGCGATTCGCCATGGCTTTGTAACTGGAGACTGGGCTACTCAGCTCAGAAACCAGGTTAAAAGCTTGAAGGTGAATCTCGGTGCAGACCTAGCGGAATATCGTCAAACTGCCTCCATGTTCTCCGATGCAGCCGCAGGCGTGAAAGACGCTTGGGACTACTGGAGAGGGAAGAGGCGGTATCGTCGATCTATAACTCCGTGCGCGATACCTGCTGCCGACCTCATCTACAGTTTCGGAGTGGCCCCACTTGTGGGTACACTCTATGATTCTGTGGAGAAGTTGAAAAGCATTATCGACCAACCTACGTATGTAAAGGTTGTCCAATCAGTGAAGAACAACTGTTCTTTCACCGATACGACAGCCGATTACACGTATGTTAGTAAACGCACTAGATCGTCGAGGGCGGAGGTTCACTTGTCTTTCTCGCGCGGGTCTGCCCAATTTACTATGGGAAACCCGTTAGAGATAGCTTGGGAACTTGTTCCATATAGTTTTCTTATAGACTACATGATTCCAATTGGAAGCGCGTTGTCTGCCCTTGATGCCCTTTCGGGTGTTAATGGGATATATGGAACTGTTACACATAAGGATAAAGCTAGTAGCGTAGTGACTAAGAACTATTCTGCTCCCAGTGGATACAACATTGATTTGTTGACACCCTGTAAGGAGAAATTTCACGGTCACTCAAGGGAACTGATAACATCGGTTCCTTTACCTGCTTTTCCTAGGTGGAAGCCTAGCGCGTCTTGGCATAAGCTAAGACATGCAGTGGCATTACTCTACCAAGCCCGAAAATGTTAGTCTTCGGGTAACCCGCGCGAAAGCGCATGGTATTCGCTTTGTCGATACCGACCTTAGCTCTCGGATTATCTGAGAACTAGTAGCAATTTTGCTAAAATCCCCGCAATTTAGCGGATAATTGAGGATATTATTTCCTCCAAGGAGTTTAACATGCCAGCGATTGGTAATATAACAATCAACGACGCTACACCGACCGCGACGGTTTTTACGCCGCGGAAAGCCGATCCTGAAAAGAGTATTTGGGTGAAGAGCGGGTATAACGCAAGTAATACCTTCTCTGCAGCCGATTCACTTCTCAGTCTGGGCGTCTCCCCTGCCTCTGGTAAGAGGCCAACAACACGTGTGAAAGGTGAGATCTCCTTCCCCAACCCGAGTTATGTGGTTGCGGATGGTTTGGATCTCTCCACAGCACGGCTATATGTGACTGCGATTGTTCCCGATGACTTCTCTGAAGCCGATCGTGGACATTTCGAAGCACTGTGTGAAAACTTCATCTCAGATGGTGTTTTCACTTCAGCCATTGTTGATTCTGAAGGATCCTACTAGGATCATGGTTAAGAAGCTTTCCAAGCTAAAGGCTACCATATTACTTAAATTTACCGAGAAAGTTTTCGGTAAAAAGTATATGGGTGCACTCGCTTTGGTTCTCCTCTTCCTCGGCATTATTGTCGAGGCTCCAGGTGTCTCGCCCGAAATATTGGGATAGACACTACTTCAGCTATATATTAAATCGTTAGATTAATATAGGGAGACAGCCATGTCATCATTTGTTAATGATGCCATTAGCTCCGACTTTACGTTGGAGACTCAGACCGTACAGCGTTTATGCGTTGAGATTGACACACCAAGATCTCTGCTCGTTTGGCTCTTGATTGAGTACAAAGAGTGGAGTCAGATTGTGGACCTTAACATAGATTCCAGTGTATACGAGGATCATAGCAATTTTGCTGATGATTACCTCGTCACTGAGATCCTGAAGAAGAGTCCTAATCTTCCCTTGGGGATTGATCGACGCGGACGTGCTCTTGAATCGTTTATTAATTCAGAGCTAAAGTGTTGGTTCACAAATATGAGATTCGATGAGGAGGAGAAACCCGAATGGGTGCCTCGCTTCGAACGGAATCTCGATTTGATTTTAGGTCCATGTAACTCGAGGGCTCTTCAAAAGATTGAAGAGCGTTCTCGATTTGGACCTGGAGCCAGTACTGGTGTACGCGGGGTCGGTAGTGCTTCGTCGGATAAGTTCGATAAACCACTACATATGACCGCTGACTTGTACCCGTTCTTCCGATCTATTATTGGCGACCTCTGGTGGGAACACCAGACAAGCTGCAAAGAGATCGTACCGGGTAATAAGTTTACAACCGTTCCGAAAAACGCTAAGACGGATCGCGGGATCTGCGTCGAACCCACCTTGAACATGTATGTTCAGTTGGGTCTCGGTTCTTATCTCCGCTCTCGGTTAAAGCGTTTCGGGATCGATTTAAACACTCAGCTCCGCAACCAAGAGTTAGCAGCTCGTGCTTATGATGATGGTCTCGCGACCATTGATCTATCACAAGCGAGCGACTCATTGGCTTGGGGCCTTGTGTTACACTTCGTTCCAGAACGTTGGATGGAACTATTGTTCCTCCTTCGGTCCAAGAGTACGACCCTTCCCGATGGGGAAGTGATCGATCTTGGTAAACTAAGTTCTATGGGAAACGGTTTCACCTTTGAGTTGGAGAGTTTAATCTTCTTCGCATTAGTGAAAACCATAGTACCACAGCACTTACTGGACGACTGCACTGTCTATGGCGACGATATTATCGTTCCAAAGGCTCATGCAGATAGTGTCATCGATGCACTAAACTATTTAGGGTTTAGTGTGAACGGCTCGAAGAGTTTCCTGGCAGGAAACTTCTTCGAATCTTGCGGCGCAGATTACTTTCGGGGCGTAAATGTTCGCCCATTCTACCTGCGCGGACGGAAAGATCATATTCCGTACGCACTTCAGATAGCTAATTCCTTACGGAAATACGCTAACCGAAGAGGTGGTCGAGAGTACTGCGATTCTAGGTGGAAACCGATTTGGCTTTCTCTCCTTAGGAAAGTTCCGAAGACGTGGCGAGATTGTCGCGTTCCCGATTCGTTCGGGGATTGCGGCGTTATCGTTGCTGAATCGGAACTTCTCCGTAGAGAGAAGCCAAAAGGTGATCACCAAGGTGTGATAGTTCACTTCGTTGCTATGCGACCAAAGTCATTTGTGACTCAATCGTACGGCTTGATGTTATCTATCCTCGCAAGAAACGCTGGTCTGGTTGGGCCATCCTGGGAAGACATCCCCGGGCCGCCCCAACCTCCAAGAGTCGCCTTTACATACGGGCGACAGCCTCTAC